CGAAAAGTTCTGTACTCATCTTGCTACTTGGGCAGACATCATTCGTAAAACCTTCAAAGAAGGTGGTGTGGATGAAGTGATCAGCACTCGTCGTTTGATTCATATCATCAAGGCATATAGCATCTTTGATGATAAAGTCGAGGCAATCAATCTTGGTCTCAATCGTTTCGATGATGAAACCAAGCAAGCATTCATGAGTCTGTATGATGCTGTTGATGGTGATGTGGACGTAAAGACGGAGGTTTGATAGAATGACTAATGCTTGGAGTTTACTTTATGATCACATGAATAATGAAAATGATTTTCAGGCACTAGATGATGCCTATAATAATTACCTTGACAAATTAAACTCATTTGAATTTCAAACTGCTGTACCTGTGGCACCAGAACAACTAAAAACAAAACCTAACTGGAAGTATCACGAAGATCTTACCATTAAAGAAATCGAAGATTATATTACCCGTACATATTCTGCCCACTACTCCTCTAAGATTCAAACTCTAGATCTTATTGAATCTGTGGGTGATGCTGAGGCATTCTGCCGCAGTAACATTCTTAAGTATGCCTCTCGTTATGATAAGAAAGGAAGTGCTAAAATGGATATCATGAAGATTATCCACTACGCAATTCTTCTCTACCACTTCTCTGGACAAAACAATGAAATTGAAGCCCCCTATGAAACTTTCTGATAAGACTCTCACCCTGCTGAAGAACTTCTCTTCTATCAACCAGTCCATCCTGGTCAAAGAGGGTTCTAAACTTCGCACCATCAGTGTGATGAAGAACATCCTGGCAGAGGCAGAAGTCACTGAAGAGTTTGATCGTGACTTTGCTATTTACGATCTCAGTCAGTTTCTGAACGGTCTGTCCCTTCACCAGAATCCTGAACTTGATTTTCAGAACGATTCGTATTTGGTGATTCGTGAAGGTAAGTCTCGTGCTAAGTTTGCCTTTGCTGATCCTAGTGTCATCGTGGCACCACCCGAGAAGCAGATTGATCTACCCACTCAGGATGTTTGCTTCCAACTGGAAAGCACTCAACTGGACAAACTGCTGAAAGCAGCACAAGTCTATCAACTGCCTGACCTTGCTGTTGTTGGTGAAGCAGGTGTCATCAAACTGGTTGTTCGTGATAAGAAGAACGACAACTCCAACCAGTTCGAAATCGTTGTCGGTGAGACTGATAAAGAGTTCACTTTCAACTTCAAGGTTGAGAACATCAAGATTGTCCCTGGTTCTTACGATGTTGTAATCTCAAGTAAACTTTTGTCACGGTTCACCAATAGTTCCTATAACTTGAATTACTACATAGCTTTGGAACCAGACTCTACCTACAATGGCTAACTGGGAAGTGAAATACATTTTACCAGAGTACGGCACAAAGTACTTCTACGGTGAGATTCAAGCAGAAAATCAAGTAGAAGCAGCAAGATTATTTCAGGCAATGGTGCCAAAATGTAAAATTATTGGTGGTGCCAAACGTTTATGAAACATATTTTGTTCACCCTTAAAGGGTGTAGCATGGTTCTCCTTGATGATGAAAAATATATCAGGGATGTTGTTTATCATGCTAGTGTAAAATGTAAGTCCACCCTGCTTGCTTTAAACTCTCATAAGTTCGATCCTCAAGGTGTGACTTGTGTTGCCATGCTTGCCGAGTCACACATTAGCATCCATACTTGGCCAGAGAATGGTATGGCAGTATGCGATGTCTTTACTTGTGGAGATCACACTACACCTCATGATGGTGTAGAATATATGAAACAGATGCTTCATGCGTCTGATATTATTTCCAACGAATTTGTTCGTCCACTTGAGTAACTATTGATGTCTCGTAATGAATTTCTTTGGGTCGAGAAGTATCGTCCCAAAACTATTGACGAATGCATTCTGCCAGAGCAAACCAAAGAAACCTTCAAGGAGTTTCTAGAGAAGGGAGAGATTCCTAATCTGCTCTTGGCAGGTCCTCCTGGCATTGGTAAGACCACGATTGCCAGGGCAATCTGTGAGCAACTTAAATGCGACTATATTATTATCAACGGATCCGATGAAGGAAGATTTCTTGACACGGTGCGGAATCAGGCAAAGAACTTTGCTTCGACCGTCTCTCTTTCTGCTGACGCAAAGCACAAAGTCATCATTATTGACGAAGCTGACAACACGACCCACGACGTACAGCTCCTCCTACGGGCAAATATTGAGGCATTTTATAACAACTGCCGATTCATCTTTACCTGTAACTTCAAAAATAAAATCATCGAACCACTTCATTCTCGATGTGCCGTGGTCGATTTCTCTATCAGTGGAAAGCAAAAACCTTCTATCGCAGCAGAGTTCTTCAAACGACTCAAAACCATCCTTGATAAAGAGGGTGTTGAGGCAGATCAAAAGGTTCTTGCCGAACTGATCAATAAGCACTTCCCTGACTGGAGACGGGTGCTCAACGAGTGCCAACGGTATTCTGTCAGTGGAAAGATTGATAGTGCTATTCTTGCCACCTTCTCTGATGTTTCTGTAAATGATCTCCTTAAAAATCTCAAAGAAAAAAACTTCCCTGAAGTCCGTCGTTGGGTTGTGGACAATCTGGACAATGATCCTAGTGTTCTATTGCGTCGTGTTTACGATGCTCTTTATAGCACCGTGGAGGGTCCTAGCATTGCTGCTGCTGTCCTCATTATTGCTAAGTATCAGTATCAAATCGCATTTGTTGCCGATCAGGAAATCAACCTTCTGGCAGCCCTAACTGAAATCATGGTGGAGTGTAACTTTAAATGAATGTAAAACTTATTCGTGTCGTAACTGGTGAAGAGATCGTCGCAGAGGTTGTCTCTGAAACTGACGACACCATCACTGTTCAAAATGCTCTTGTGGTTCTCCCCACTAATAATGGTGTTGGATTTGCTCCTTGGGCAACTGTAGTCAGTAAAGATGATCCTGAGATTACTGTATCAAGGAATCATCTTGTTTATGTCGCAGAAGTTCAAGAAGATGTTTCCAGCAAATACAAGGAAATGTTTGGTAATATAATTACTCCTGCAGAAAAGAAACTTATTTTGTGATCCATGAGTAGATATAACGAAGAAAGACTGATAAGTGCTCCAGTAGCACCAGTACCTTATGGTCTTTATCAAGTAGAAGAAGATGATCTTAAACTTCTTAAATTGTATACGAAACAGTTAAAAGAGAGTCCTCAACGAGTTCCCATTACGACTTCTGCTAATGTTGAAGAAGTTTATGAGGCATCTAACTTTCTTAACGACTTGGTTTGTTCATTCGTATTCCCAACAGTTAAATCCATTATTAATGAGCTTCCAAAAACTCATCGATGGAGACTTTTAAATAGTTGGGTTGAGTATAGAAAGAAGGGTGATTTGACTCCTCCCAGTCAAATGCTTGGTGGTGATGTGAGTTTTTTAATGTGGATTAATATTCCATGGGATATTGAAGAAGAAATGGCACATCCTCGCAATAAGAATACCCATAATCCCTGTGTTACCAAAACACAAATGATTTATACCAATCCTGTTGGTAAGATTAGTACTAAAGATTTTGTTCTTAGTAAAGCGGATGAGGGATTGATTTTGATTCATCCATCGAGTCTTCTTATTCAAAATTTTCCATTCTATACATCAGATGAAGAATGTATTATAATGAGGGGATCTTTACATGCTGAGGAAATTCCATTTCGTAACTAAATGACAAAACACCCATTGAAAACACCCCTTCGTTATCCTGGTGGAAAGTCGAAGGCAATCACTACTCTTGCTCCGTGGTTGCCTTCTGACCTGAAGCATTATCGTGAACCCTTTATTGGTGGTGGTTCAATGGCAATCTACGTTGCTCAGGCATACCCCAGTGCCGACGTGTGGATTAACGACCTCTACGTGCCCCTGTACAACTTCTGGATACAGTTGAGGGATAATGGTGAGGAACTGTCTGAAACCATCTACAAGATCAAGGAGAGCATTGCTAACGACGATGATGCACACAAGAAACTCTTTACTGAATGTGCTGAGTCTATTGATTCTCAGACTGGTGTAGACCAAGCAGTCAGTTTCTTTATCATGAACAAGTGCTCTTATTCTGGTCTCACTCAGAACAGCACTTTCTCTGTGACTGCTTCTCGTTCCAACTTCTCTCTTGTGGGTGCCGAGAAACTGAAGAAGTTCTCTAATCTCATTCAGAACTGGAAGATCACCAATATCGATTACTCCAATCTTCTTGGTGGTGAGGATGATGATACCTTCATCTTCTTGGATCCTCCCTACGACATCAAAGACTTCCTGTATGGAAAGAACCGTGAGATGCACAAGTCATTTGACCATGAACGGTTCGCAGAAGAAGTCTACAAGATCAAGAACAAGTTCATGATTACCTACAATGTCAATGAACGACTTGTAGAACTATATAAAGACTATAAGTTGCGTGAGTTCGATCTGCGTTACTCTATGGTACATCGTGGTGACAAGGGAACCAAGGATAACGTCAAGAAAGAACTTCTGGTAACTAACTATTCCATCGAAAATAATCTAGAAGACTTCTTCACATGACCAAGAGAAAGACCCTCTGGAGATGGTGGGCAAAGGCAATCGGAGAAAAGGCAAGTAAAGATGACAAAGAATCAGATGTCGTTGCTAGTGTACGGACTATTATATTTCTCACTTATCTCATCACTAATTGTTTCATTATTGCAGGAGTAATCAGGCACTGGAATGGACCTAAAAGACTGGCTGAAATCGATCAACGAAACCAAACAGAATATCTTAGACGAGGATCCGACAGAGAAGTATCCTGCCTTTATCGTGAATAAGTGCCTGTCGGGTACGATTGACTCATTGATGTTTGCTAATGAGATGAATAAGAATCATTCATTAGATCCAAAACTCCAATATGATTTTCTTCTAAATAGTTTGCGTAAAAAGAAAAGATTCTCTCCCTGGCTTCGCAAGGAGAAAGTGAAAGATCTTGATGCTGTTAAATCTTATTATGGTTATAGTAATGAGAAGGCACAGCAAGCACTTAAAATTCTAAACAAAGAACAACTTGAATACATCAAGGCTAAGCTTGATACTGGAGGAATGAAATGAGCGTCGTGCAAGAACCTGAAGTGAAATGGGATCCCAGCCAAATGGTTGAGGTTGTCCTATCTGAACCTGATGATTTTCTTAAGGTTCGTGAGACACTAACTCGTATTGGTGTTGCTTCTCGCAAGGAAAAGAAACTCTACCAATCGTGCCACATCCTTCATAAGCAAGGAAAGTATTACATTGTCCACTTCAAAGAACTCTTTGCCCTTGACGGTAAGAGAGCAAACCTGACTGTGAATGATGTTCAACGTCGCAACCGTATTGTTCAACTGCTTGCTGACTGGGGTCTGATTGAGATCGTCGATGTTAGTAAGATTACCGATATCGCACCCCTGAATCAAATCAAAGTCCTGTCCTTCAAGGATAAGGGTGATTGGATTCTCGAAACGAAATATAACATTGGTCGTAAAAAGACCGAAGTAACCGAATAAATAGAACGTCACCTTTCGTGCGTGACACGCTACATACGGAATATACGCTACCGAAGAGGGGTCCTTGCGACCCCTCTTTTTATGTGCTATAATATCTTCGTTGACTTACTCAACTGACTATGACCACTACAGTAAACACATTGAACGTTCTGCCGTTCAATCCTAAGAGTGATGTTTATGATTGCTTTAAAGCAATTATCACTCCTGAAATTGCACAACATATCCTTGATTATTACAACAAGGATAATCGTAAGATCTCCAACTCTCAGGTTAATAAGATCTTTCGGAGTATTGAAAATGATAACTGGTTGCTTGATGGGCAACCGATGACTTTCAATACCGATGGAAACTTGACTGAGTTTCAACATCGTTTAAAAGCAATTGCAAAGTGTCCGAGGGATCGCACATTTGAAGTTATTGTTGTTGTTGGTGTGCAAAAAGAATGCTTTAGCAAGACTGCCACTAATAAGGCAAGGAAACCGATTGATGAAATCCAACGTAAGCATTATAAAGCTCACAAGGATGAAGTCTCTATTCTTGGTGACGTTCTGAAACGGCAACGTAAATGGCGCTTGACTATGCAGAATGCTATCTCTAGTTACGAAAACTGGTTCAAGAACATCTCCAACTCTCTCAAGATCAGTGGAGATTATGAAAACCTAATGGACAAGTTTTCTTTGCAACGCAAAACAGTTCGTGCTTACATCGCACTCTGTGAGCGTCATGGTTATCTTGAAGAATGTAAGACTTTTCTTGAACTTCTCGATAATGAACTTGACGATGATGCAGAAAACCCAGTCTCCACTCTATCTACTCAGTTTTTGAAATACTGGAATTCTACTGCTGTAGATCTTAGCAATGAAAAGAGGATGGACGTTCTGTACTCTCTATTGTGTGTTGCAACTGACCGCATCATTATGCGTGATGATGGTATGATTGAAATGGATATCACATCTTCTGATCTTGAACATGAGAAGATGGAAAAGCAAGGAGTTTATCGTAAGTTTCTTGCTTGATAACCGAATAAAAAATTACGGGGTTCAACACCCCGTTTTTTTGTAAAAGTATTATAATTAGTAGTGGATGCCGTAAGGGTCCACACAATC